GGCTGGGGAAGTCGAAATTTCGCCTTCACAAATTTCAGTTATTGCTTCTTGATCGTAAATCTTGGCAATTCCCCATACTTCATCGCCCTTAATGTAAGGCAACATAACGCTACCTACAGCACGAAGTTTAAATTCTTCGGGGGTTAATACTTGCGTTTCGGGGTGATCCATAATGACCATTAGCCCATTGCAACGCTTTAAAAACTCATCATTTAAATAAAGAGAAGGGTCACGCCAAACGTGTTCGCCAATGCTGGATCGGAAGGCTAAACCTGTGCCNGTAATACGGATGGCAAATAAGCCAATATTGGCGTACATTTGCGGACTAGCCAATATGCCTTCACTAATTAATTGGGCGATATCTGTTTCCGTTTTGGCTTTTGCTACTTTAAAAGCTATTTCCATACCGGGGTGTAATGGTGTTGGTGGGGTATTAATATTGCACCAATCATAGCCAGTAGACTCGTAATTTAAAGTCACATTGCCTTTATCTACGTCACGCGCGATATAAGTACAAAACTGCCCATCATCAAATAAAACTTCTAATTTGCCTTCATACTCTAAACCTGTTTCTTCCTTGCACTCGCGCCTAGCGGCGCTTTCAAGGTCTGCATCTTTTTCGTTTTGGTGTCCGCCGGGTACTGCCCATGTTTGTGGATAGTCCCCGCCATTACCACGGCGAATTAGCAATATTTCTTCATCTTTAGTGACAAACATAATACCCGCGCAACGCCCCTGCGCGCCAGCATCGTTGGCTACAGGCTCAACGATAGAAGGTTCTTCAGGTACAGTTTCTACGGAATCTTCTTTACAATCATTTTCAGGAACTTTATCTTCCTCGTTCCCAAGCTTTACAATTATTTCGTCAGATTTTATGCCGTTAATGTGCTGGGCAATTTGGCGAAGTTTATCCCCAATATCTTTAACTTGAAGTTTTTGTAGCTCATGGCTTAAATCAATATGAGCTTCAGGAGTTAATAGCTGTGGGGCTTCATCGCCTTTTAACAACTTAACTTCCATTTCTTTTAATAGCAGTTCGTCAAGCCATTCTAAATTCTCGGCTTCGGAATCATCTTTAGTAAATTCTTTTCCTACAGCTTGAGGAACGCCACCATATCCGCCCGGCGTATGGGCGGCGGCTTGCATTAAGCGTTCTTGTGCAGGACTTGTTGCTGGCATAGGTTAAACCCTAGTAAATTTTCTCGATTTTAACGCTATTTACTTCTTTTTGGCTAAATTTCCACCTATACCCATAACGAACTTTATCTTTTCGTATTCCGACAGAAATTGCCCCTGATGTTGCTTTAGGGTGTCCATTTTGTTTTAGCCATTTTACCGCATCTAGACCGCTATTAAATTCTTTGCCTAATTCTACACAGATTACTTTTTTACATAAAGCTTTTGCTACTTTTTCGTAAGTTTCTTTTTTATACGGGCGGTTTCGTAATTTTATTCGCGTTTCTTCTGTAATTTTAATTCCCGAAGACCCTTCTCCTCCGTTAGTATAATTTGCCAAGCTATATCCCATATCTCGAAAACTCGTTATTAAAAGTTTTTCGTGGTCAAAAGCTTCTTGTTCAGTATTCCAATAAGCTAATATTTCAGCTATAAATCCGTGTTTTTTTACAATGTTATGCCAATGTTTATTACGTCCTGTTTTAGCGATTTGTCGATCTTTTCGAGATCCTTTACCTATATAGAAAATTTTGCCTGTATCGGCAGTTTGATGGGCGTATGTAAAAAAAGCCATTTTTATCAGTAGATTTTCTTAGTTTGTAAAGCCTCTTTACCTTTTGCCGTTATCATTTCATCGGGCAATTGACTAACTCGATAAAGGTACTTATAGCGACACCGACAATATACCTCTTCCCCGGGCGCGACTACATTGCTAGTATATCCATCTTTTGGCTTTACATAACCATCTTTTTGCGCCCAATTATTTTGAATTAAATAAATATTCTCATCTAACTCTTTATGATCTTCGCGATAGTTATAACCCGCTTGTTTCCAATTACTATGCCATTTTGCGGCAATTGCGCCATTATCTAACGCTACGATTTCGTTAATATTAGCAATTAACTTGTGGGTTTGGTCAATAATCACGCGCCGTTCTTTAAACGGAAGCATCCCTAATTCTTTTTTAATTTGCTTTTTTTCTTCTTTTTTATCNACTACTTTGCTTCCGCCNATAGGNATTGAAGTTGCCCANCCAGAGAAGCGGCGCAACATATTACTGATAGATTCTTCGCGGTTAAACTTGATAAGATTAACCGAAGCTAAGATGCGGCGATCCAATTCAGCGCGCATTTTTGGTGTTAATCGGGCTACAGTAAATCTTGTTACGTCTTTATTGACTAACCCGCCCTTTGTTACTAAACGATCAAAAGCGCCTTTTAAAGCACGTTCAAGCTCATTTTGGAGCTTTTGCGGCGTAACTAATGATTTTACAGCCGTTTTTCTAAGCTCTTTTACCCAATAATCGAGTCTATCTTGGCTATCGAAGCCATAAATAATAAATTCATTAATGGCGGCTGTGAGGCATTCGTAGAATGTCACAGTTAATCCTTAGATGGTGGCTCAGTAGGTGCAGTTAGCGGAGTCGGAGGCTCATAGTCCGCGATAGCATCAATATCTAGTTGCATTGTGCTTTTGAACATATCTGGCATTTCAGATAAGTTGTCTTGCGCCCATTGAATGGCAATTGCTCTATTTTCAGGATTAATGACAGGCAGAATAGTTCTTAGCATTTCGGTAATACCTTTAAGCTTAACTTCTTCTGTTTTTACTTTTTCGCTTGGGGTTTCTTCAATTAAATTTTCCCAAAGTGGACGGAAAGCGTTTTTCCACTCATAAAAAGCTTCTTCGTAAGTCTTTCCCGCGTACATTTCAGGATATTTAGCTTGAACTGCCTCATAAAACTGTTTGTTCCATGCGCGGTGCATAACAATTTTGTCAAAGAACGTAAATAAGGAGCGCATATCGTTACGCAGACTTGTAACGTACTGGGCAATTGCTTTAGAGTCCTCAGTACCTTCAGCAAACGCATTGGTAAATGCCTCATCTTTAAGCAAAATGGCTGGGGTTTCTGTCGCCGCCGCAATATTGGCTACGATATTGTCCCTAGCCGTAGTCATGGCGGTATCGGTATTGTTCAAGTCGATAGACTCAATATCCTCATCCACATCAATAGACAACACGTTACCTGTAGTGCCTTGCTGGAGCATACTGCGCTTAATCCCCGCGCCCACTTGCATTAAGCGGTTTACGATTGAGCCAGATTGCTTTTGCTTAATAACCAGTAATCCAGCCTTAAACGTCACCAAATCGTCCGTCACCATAGACTGAACAAAGGATTTTAAGGGGTATAGGGCGCGTTGGAACACAGAACGACCTGTAAATCCAAAGCCAGAAGATTGATACGCTAAATAAATTGGCGTGTTATTAAACACAATACAGCTTCTTGATGGGTGATAAGGCTGACCTGCCGCAGTAATAAACGTCTTAGGCTTTTGAAAGTCTGGCGCGTTAGGGTTCTGATTGGTGACTGTTGAGCCAGCAAGGTTTAACGGGTCAAGTTTATTAAAGTAAATATCTAAGTCAGGCAACGCCCAAGGATCAATTGGCTGATCGGTAGGGACGCCTTCAGCGCCATAGATTACGGCGGCTACGCCATAAACCCGCTTTAAAAATGTAACGTCACGGATTACATTGGTTGCTTCTAAATCGTCCCATTCATCTTGGAACGCTTTAATCAGCATATCTTTTGGATGTACATCCATCGCCAAAATGCGCGGNTTGGATAGNGCTAATACAATCGGTTTTTCNATAATNTTAGCGGCTAAAGGGTGAAACTCAAAGATCGCTTTACAAGTCTGATAGCCTACAGGACTGCCCGGCTCTATTGCTTCCGCTTGGAGAAACTCCATCAGCGGGGAGGGTAAGCCTGTATTGGATACGGTTATTTCAGACATAGATTATTCCCTAGAAATATATTTTGCATAATAACACTAGAACCCCAGTTTATTCCCACAGCCTACCGCAACTCCGTAGACATAACAATCTAATAAATCATTGGATTTTTTATTAATGTCTGGATCTCCTAGTCTAAATCCCGCCATTTCTGTAATCAAGTGATTTCGAGTTGCACCTTTGAAGGGGACTGTTTTGTAATAGGCGTGTTCGCTAATTTTGACCTTTTCATTGAAATGGTAACCTGAAATACTCATAGCGCGATCATCTTTTCCAATTTGCACGAACTTAGGTTCAATCTCACGGACGTTCCAACCCCTATTTTGACCTTGTTGCAATAGCACAATACCTGACCCTTTTCCTTCAATAAAAGTAGAAGTAATGCCATAGATAGCTTTTGTCTGCTTTGCTAATTCTTCTAGCCTTGTGAACACAGATGGAATCCAATGCTCTAACATAGCGGCGTCAATTGACACAATATCCCAATCTAAGACTGTTAACGGCTGATCGCTTTGCGAGTTAAGAGCAAAGTACACCACCGCTGTTCCATCGAAGTTTTGACCTGCTTTCATGGCAGAATCAATCACCGCATAGACAGTTTCTACTTGAGTAGGATAAGGAACAGGCAATTCATTTACTAGCAGTTTGTCTACAGCTAACAGGCTGATAGACCGCCAATCAATAAACTCAGCAAGATACTCCTGCCGGAACACAGACTCATGTTGGCGTAATCTTTCAGATTCAATTTCTGCTGGTGGCACATAAGGGTTAGCCAAACTTGGGGCATGAAACTCTTTAAATCCTAAATCGGTTTCATTACACGCCGCCCAAAAGAAATTATCAGGATCAACCCCGTTAGGCGTAGAAAAAACCCAAGTAATACCTTGGGTTGTTAGCATTGTTGGTTTAATTGACTTGTACCAAATGTCATTTTTCATTTGGGGGCTTTTGGTAAACGCCGCCTCATCAATGAGCGTTAAATCATAAGATCGCCCGCGCCCTGCTAACTCATTATCCAAAATTGTCCAAAAGTCAATCTTGCCACCACCAATTAGCTTGATGGTTGCATCATTACGATTAGCGCTTCTAATCACAGGATCAAGCGTATCCCGTAGAGCATCCCAAATTTCAGCTAATTGCTTATGCTCTGGGGCAAAGATACCTACTTGTTTTCCTGAAATTGCTGTTTTAGCGGCTAACCATGTAGCAAAGATAGATTTACCAAAACGTCTGCCCGCGCGTACTACGTTGAGTCGCGTTTGCCCTTTGTACAGATCAACTTGCCCAGCGTGTAACTTTGGTAATTTGACCCTACGAATATCAACCATCTACGCCCGGTTTTATGTGAGCTTCTGCGTTTTCTACAATGATACGGATTTCATTGGAGCTTTCACCTTCTGGTCTAGCGGGCTTCCAGCCATGCAAATGTGTCAAGGCAATATGTTGCGCTTTAGTATCCCCATTTAAGGCGTTAGTCATTAGCGCGCCACTAAGTTCTGCTTGATTTGCGGCTCTGGCAGTTAATACCATATCCGCCGCTTTTGAATCAAATTGGCATAAGCGATTAAAGTCTATAGGCATAAACCCTGAATAAAGAGCTAATGCGTCACCTGTTAGCCCGCGGTAAGCGGCATCGTAGATTTTGTCTAAATCTTCTTGCGTAGCGGTAATTTTATCGGTCTTATGGTCAACTGAATAGAATACTGGGTCTGGTGTAAAACGCGCCATAACTACTCCCCTATAGTTGATTGATAAACCGATATTAGCATAAGCCTTATAGATTGCAAGTGGCTTGTTTGACATAATATGTTAGTGTTTACTAACTTAGTTTTAATTTTTCTAAAATTTTTTTGCGTTTTGCAAAAGAACTTTTTGCGGTGTTCTGAAAGCTAAAAAGTCCGCTGATCGGGTAACTAGATATTAATGACCCCCTTTTTCTTTTTTGATAGGCAAAAAAACCCCCTATAAAAAGCATTCAGCAAACGGCTATTTTTTGACGGCTTGCGTATAACGTACGTTATGTCAAATAAGAATGGGCTAGATTGTCACCCGTTAGCCGTTAGCTAATAGCTGAATGCTTGCGGCTAAGGGCTGAAAAATTAAAGCATAGCGGGGCGCGGGTAGATTTTGCCCTTAGCATTTAGCATTTAGCATTTAGCATTAAGAATTAAGAATTAAGAATTAAGAATTAAGAATTAAGAATTAAGAATTAAGCCCTTATTCATTAGCATTTAGCATTAAGAATTAAGCCCTTATTCATTAGCATTTATCCCTAAGCTAACAGCATTTTTCCATTGTCATATTGTCCATTGTCACCGGCGGATATATTGAGCGCTACAACTACACGCCAAAATACTACTGTATATCTATACAGTATATAAAAACTTGCTTAAAACATAGCATACCTATAATGACAATCTTAACCATAAAAGCCGCTTTTAGCTTATCTTATATAGCCCTAAGCCCGCCCGCCATTTTGACAATATCGCAACAATCCCCGCAAAAAAAAAGACAATTTGACCATAAAAACTAAGGGTAAACACCTAGAAAATAATTTAGCTTTTATGCAACAAAATGCTTTACAAGTAAAAATAATTCAGCTTATAATTATTCATACGCTTAAAAACGTATGACAATTTAGACAATTAAATGATAAGGGCGGGCAAAATGGAAAAGCAAAAACTGTATAAATCTTACGCCGAAGCACAAGCCGAAGCCGATAGGATTAACCAAAAAAATGACGTATCAGCGCTTGAAATTATCGGCGCTTGCATTTTGGGCGGCGTTATAAGCGCCCTTGTTTTAACAGTTTATTTTTACGCTAAGGGGTTTTTATGAAAAAGGTATTTTCTAGCCACAATGAAGCCTCCCATATATGGGCTTCTCAATCGCAAAATGAAGGGCGCGCGGGCAATATCGAATTTGAAGGGCAAACAATCTATAGTTATGGGCGGCATTTTCCTGTTGCGCGCTTCGCGCCCGAATACGGCAATATAGTTTTATTCACTTCGCGCGGCTACTCATCATCAACGGGCAAACATAAGGGCATTATCCGCGCCGCTATTCCTGATAGCTATCAAGTAATATATTGCGACGATCCGAGCCGCCCGTCGTCGCATAATCTTGCTATATGGGCAAATAGAGCCGAGCGCTTGCGCGCTGATTTTAATAAAAATACCCGTAAGATAACACGCGGCAATTTAGCAAGTGAATTATTTGAGAATAACGCCGCCGCTTTTAGTTATTGCGAAGCTACACTAACGCCGCCGCCACAATGGATAAAAGACAACGACGCCGAAAAAGCCGCCCGCGCTTATGTAAGTGAAGCGGCAAAATTGCGCGACGCTAAGAGAGCTATTAAACAAGCCGAAAACAATAGAATTGCCGCGCTTGAAAGCGCCGAGCGGCTCGCTTTATGGCTAACCGGTGAAAGCGTAAATACTAACGGCTTTCAATTTAGCAATACGCTATTAAGAATAAAGGGCGAGCAAATAGAAACAACGCGCGGCGCGAAAATACCCGTTAGCGATGCGCTCAAAATTTACCCTTTATTAGCGCGCACAAAACGCAACGGCGGCAAACTTGAAGCCGGTTTACACAATATCAATTTGGGCGCGTATCGCTTTAATAGTTTTGACGGGGAAAATTTGATCGTCGGCTGTCACGTTATCGCATGGGATCAAATTGAAAAAATGGCGCAAGAATTAAAACTAATTGAAGGGGTTTAAAAATGAGCGATTTAAATAATTGTGACTCTTGCGGCGCGATTGAGAGGGTAACCGATCTATTTTGGGATATTGATAACCCCGAAAATGATAGCGAAGCGATAATTTTAGATGAAATGACAGCGCGCGGCTATTGTGCAATATGCGAAAAATGCGCGAATAATTTAATGGCTATATATTTGGAAAGGGCTTAAAAATGACAATCTCACAATCCGATTTTTCAAGAATGAATAATGATAGTAATGGTAATCCGCGCTATTGTATTCACTTTCTAGCGCTCAATACACCGGCGGAAAATGCCGATTATTCGGGCGATTTTATCACTAGAAAATATAATTTAGCGCTTGCAAGGGCGCGCAAATTAGGCGGGCGAAAATTTCACAATAAGCAATTTGGCGGCGGGATTATTTTCGGATCTATTTATAACCTTGCGGATTTATGCGAAGCGCTCAATTCTACAATGAAGGGGATTAAATAAAATGATAAAAATCACAAAAAAGCAATTCAATACTTTATGCCGATTATCCGATTTTGCCGATTATTATTTAGACGATCAAGAGCCGAGCGGTGAGCAATATTGGAGTGATCGGGAAGAGATAACCGAAGCGCAAGAGATTATCCGCGAGATTGAAGCCCAAAATTTAAGGGGCGAAAAATGAATATTATCCATTTAACAGAATTAGAAAAAGCCGCGCACAATAGCGGCGATATTAAGCAAGCCGCCATTTTAGGGGCTTTTTTAGAAAGCCGCGAAGCATTAGAAAAACTGACCGAATATGCCGAGCTAATAGCCGACGGCTTACGGCGCGGCGAAAATGAGCGCGAAGCATCAACGCCGCCCGAATTTATGCTAATTCAATTAGAAAATTATGAGCTAAAAGAATTCGATCAAAAAATTATGATAGCTAAGGGGTTATTAGAATGAAAAATTATGAGATTAAGTTAAAAATTGCGCTAGATGATAACGGCTATATTTTAAAAAATAATTGGATATATGATGCAATAGCCGAGCAATTAGAAAATGGCGAAATAATCGAATATTTTAAAATACGCGAAATTGAAAGCGAGAATTTAGAATGAGCGCCCTATATTTTGCGGGCGCGCAAGTTAAACGCGAGCCGCTAGAATGGCAAAAAATGGGCTTAAATTATACGGCTTCGGGTTACGGCTCAAAAATTCCTACACAATATAAGATTTTCCACGCTGAAAAATGGCGGCGGGTTTATTGCCGTATTTATTCTAATATTGGCTCGCTATACGTCATGCAAGGGCGTGAAAAAATTATAGTAAATATTGAAGCCTAAAATTATCAGCTATTAGCCCTAAGCATTAAGCGCGGGGCTAATGGCGGGTAATTTTGCCCGTTTTTAGAATAGAGGCTAAAAAATGAGCAATTCTATAAGCTATCAATTAACGGCGCGGCTTGCGAGCGTAAAAAAACAAGCTGAAAAATGGGCGGTGCATAATCCGGCGGGCGCTTACGCGGCGGCGCTTAATCATCAAGTGAAATATAAACGGCGGGGCTATATCGCGTATGATAGCGCCAATTTTTACAATAAAAGCGGCGATTTAAGCGCGTATGATCTCACGGGGTATAATGCCGCGCTAATTGAAGATATAAGCCCGCGCCGCTTTCAATATACCGGCTATTATGCCGATAGCTTTCAGCGCGAAATAGTTAAACCCTATATTGTCAAAATTAAAGCGGGGCGGCGCGGCGTTTTTATTTGCCCCGCTATTGCTTATAGTGAAAGCGATATAGCCCTAATCTACTTTTCACAAGGGCAATTTGCCCCGAATGACGGCGAAAATTTAGAAAATCAAGGGGCTATATATGATGCCGCCCGCCGCGCTGATAGCATAGCCGAGCGCGAAGCCGAGCAAGGGCGCGAAGCCGACGCGCAATTTCAAGCCGAGCAAATTCGCGATGATTTAGCCGAGCAAATTAGCGAAGCCCGCAAAATGGCGCGCGCTCTCATTGTGGCTATTAAAGCGCAACGGCGGGCGGGCATTGATTTAGCGGGCGCAATTTGCGACGCGTTAACCGATAAATTGCGCGAATATCGCGCCGAAATTATCAGCGCCCGCGAGCGCCGCGAAGCGCTAAAAGAGGATTTTTGGTTAAGTGTAGAAGGGCGCTATTAAGTAAACAATTAAACAATGCCGCCTTATGGCGGCTTTTTCTTTTCTCTCAATAGCTTAGGGGCGGCGGCGCATTGCCGCGCCCTTAGCGGGCTATTGTCGCAAGTATTGAGCGCTCTAAAGGGGCGCGGATTATTTGCGAGAATATCGCCCGCGCTATTTAATGCCGTATTTTGCGGGCGCTCTATTGGCGCGGCTTAATGCCGCCCTAATATTGCGCCCTTTTCTATTGGCAAACCGGCGGCGGGGCTATTCTAGCGCCCGCGCAAATGCGACCGCGCTCGCTCATTAAAAAATTGCGTATAAATAGCATTAGAAAAATGCCGTAAGCCCTTGATTTATAAGGGTTTTCCGAATGAAAAAAGTATTATGTAAAACAAGAAAAACGGCTAAATGAGAACAATTCTCAGTTAAATTCGTGTTTTTGACTTAAAAAATGTTTCACATGAAACAAAAAGGCGGGGCTACTCGCTACGTCTGCCTTTGCATTTCAGCTAACTGGTCAGCATCCGCTTTTGCCCCTAAGAGGAATATTATTTTGGGGTATGCCCGCCACCCTGTTTGCCGTTTTCTCTGGCGGCGCGTACTTTAGCTTCTGAGTTAGATTTACCGCCTTTTGATCCCATTGCTTTACCAGCCGAAGATAAGTTGGTGTATTTAATTGCGCCTGAATCGTTTTTGATTGGTTTGTTCATATTTAACTCCATAAAATATTCAGCCCAAGCGTTTGGGGGTGTATTCTAGCCCAAGCGTTTCGGTCTACCACCTAGTTTACCATTGAGTTTACTGCTGATGCGCTTTGCTTCTGAAGATATTAAGCCGCCTTTACGCCCGCGTTCTTGTTGATTTACCAATTGTTTTTCATGTTCTTGTGCTGTCCATTTAAAGCCTGTGCGCCCTGCCCCACCTTTGGTTAAATTGATGATAGGGTGTTTCATATCTTTAAAGCAAGCTATTAGCAATTGCTCATGGCTTTCAGCTTCTTCTTTAGTGTTCCAATTAGCTACAGCTTCAGCAAACCATTCTTTATTTTCAATAGCGGCGTACCAATGAGGTTGGTGGAGGCGTTGTTTGCTAGTCATGCGTGATTTATTTTTGCTCATACCGACATAAAACACTTGCCCCGTATCTTGATAACGATGGATATAGGTATAAAACATCATGCGCTCCGCTTCATGTCTAACACCACAGCTTTTGGCTCAGGTGGTAGCTCAATCATACGCCGTAATTCAGATTTACTAAAGCTACGCACCGCATCTGGTGACGCAAACACCCGCTTCTTATTGCTAGTATCTGCCGCGCCCAGCCTACCACAATCAATCCAACCTGCTTCTTTAAGCGCATGAAGCAAAGCGCTTTGGGGTACTTTATTACGCCCCATGCCCATCAAATCAGCAATACGATCACAGATAGGATGCAAGGGGCTACCAATCGCACCGCGCGCAAAGTCACCTGTACGAGATTTAATCATTTCAACAATGGTGGACTCTAGGCTACTCATGCCTGACTCTAAAAGATTCATCTTAAATTCAGTCATTTCGGGGGCAGAGCCGGGGTTGAATTTAGATACATCACGGGCGTAAAGCCAACTAGCAATATGTTCAAAGTTCCCTGCCCTATACCAGTTGTATAGCTCAAGACCTGAGCCTACCCTAATCTTTTCCATCGCTTGCGCTTCAGAACTAATGCAGAACCAGCGCCGATCTTGGGAAGATAAAGAGATAGGAATCTGCTCATTGGAAAAAGCCAATACGAATAGCCTGTTAGCCATTTTGTATGGATCTTTGCCTTTACGATTAATGTCCAGCATATCTGGCGGGGCGGCAATGATAGGCTTTAGCTTGTTAGCTAATGCTCTACGGGTAGCTGAATCTGGTTCTTTTAATTCATTGAGAATCAATATCTCTGACTCTAAATGGTAAGTGAACTGGGACTGAAGTTTATCACTATCAACTACGCAAAGATTCTTGGAATCTGCACCACAGACTGACCATACAAAAGGCATCCACATTAAATCCTTGCCGCAACCCTCATCGCCAACGTGCAGAACGGCATGATTGATCTTAATCTTTGGGTTTTGGAGTTTGAACGCCATAATATCCCAAAGGTGATCGAGTTCCTTTTGGTTTGGTACAAGCGTATGGCAATGGTTAAGCCAAAGGCTAATATTGCCACCCTTTGAACGGATAACAGGGCGAGCATTAACCCACCGATTACCATGCAATTCACCCATGCTAGACACTAAGGCGCTATCACCGGCGGCGTAGGTTAAACCTCTCAAAGCAACAGCATTGTGAGCTACGCGATTCTCATCATAGCAATTAGCCGCTTCAAGCTTGCGCCCATTATGGATAGACTTGCAAGAGATATGGCGATAAAGCGCATTGAAAGTGCCACGGGAAATATCGTTACGCGCAAGCAAATCGAAGTAAGAATCATCGGACTGAACATAGGCGAATCTGTCATACCAATCTTCCTTTTCTAGCCTACCCAACTCTTTACGCTCGATCTCGGCAAGCTGATCTTCGGGCGTAACTGTGAATAGATTAAAAGGCTCAATCTTTTTGAGCGCTATTGAAAGCGCGCTAGATAATAGTTCAGACCGCACACCGGGTTCATGTCTAGGCGCGCCGTTATCAGCCGCCCAAGATAGAAATGCTTTAGAACCGAAGTCTTGGCAATGCTCATGCCAACAGCAGTAAGCTCGATTGAGAGGGTGATAGCGCCCCATTGGATTGCCATCGCTATGCTCGGCGGAGTTCGGGCAAACTACCCCATACCAACCAGATTGATTACCTTCTTCAAGAATGAGATTGTTATCGTCAAGCCATTGAAGTATGTCGTCGTCCCCATCATCTATTAAAGAGATAGGGCGAACAAAAGCAGTATCGGCTTGCTCAGGGTTTACCCCTAAAGCTTTACAGATTTGGTCAAGATTAAACTCACGATCCACATGGAACTCTAAAAGTTTTGCTTCAAAGAAATTTTTACCTTCTTTTAAGTTAACAGAACCGGGTACTCTGACATTACGCACCGCATTAGTAGCGCCGCCATCGGTATAGCCCGCCGCGGCAATCGCTTTAATAGCGGCGGTGAATTCACCCTTAGTAGGCTGGTGATCGAAGTCAAAAACATAGCCCCATTGTTGATTACCCGGCGATGTTTCCAGCTTCCAAGTTGGCTCTAATGGTGGCACTTTAGATTTAGTGCCAATATCATCTAACATCAGAAATAAAGTGTGTTCACAATTGGCATTAGAAGCCGACATTTTGCCGTCTTTAAAACGATTGATAATAAAACTGCCAGTATTAACGTAATGAGAACCATTAGGCTTGTAGCGTTCAGGCAACATCGGAATCCAAGTATATTTTGGTGTCCCGTCGCCATGCAAAGCGTGTTCACCATTGGACATGACAGGTTTTTGCTTAACCACCAAAAGAGTTTCACCCTCAGCAGGTAGTTTTGCTAAAAAGTCAATGAATTCGTTTGGTGATATAATTTTTTCAGCCATTATCTTGTCCTCTAGCTTGATTATTGGTTAGAAAGCCTAAACCTTTTTACGAGGGTTTAGGCTTTTGGTTTATTAGTTTACTACTTTTCAGACGTGTTTCCATGAGTGTTTATACCAAACGCCGTGAATTGTATGGACAGATACGCCAAACTGTTTTGCTAGATTAGGAGCGGACATATTCTTTTTTCGTATCTCTATAACTGCATTGCGATTTAATATTCTGCCTTCTTTATTCATTCTACGCTCATCATTTACATTTTCAGCGGGTGTACCATATCTTAAATTTGAATAATGGTTATTGCATTTATTCCCATCCCAATGTAGAACGTGTAACCCAATAGGACATTCACCTAAAAAAGCCCTAGCTACTAAGCGATGTACCCCAATTTGAGGACGCGCTGTTCCGTTTGTTAACGTAACACAGACATAACCATTATTTTTAGTAACTAAAGCCAAATTTTTACCTTTTCGCAAAGCCGTTTTACCGCCTTTTGCGCCGACTTTCATGTCTTTAGATCGAACATCCCCAAATTCGCTTACTTCATATCGATCCCACTCAGGAATAGTTTTCCATTTCATTTGCCGTACCTTTGCATTATTTTTATTTCAACATCTAAGGGCAACTCTTTCCCCCAAACAGGTGCAGCGCACATAATTTCATTTAATCTATTTTTTACTTGCTCCGCATCATTTATGTCACATTCTACCACTATTTCATCGTGACAATGCAATATTACATCTAATTTTTCTTCGTTGCAAAATCGTAAAGAATTACGCAATATGTCATTAGCAACAGCCTGAGTAATATTTTCGCAAGCCAACCCTTTCCAGAGTCTAGCTCTAGCCCATTCAGTATCGAGGGCGGCGGGTTTCCACGCGGCTTTAGCGTAAGTTACCCCCTCCTGATCTAGTCTGGCATAGGGATAGCATAGCACTCTGCCGCTGGGTAAAGCATACCAAAGGTGCAAGCCATCAAATAAATACGTTACGCGCCCAGCACTAAACTCATGCCCTATGTTTCGCATGGCTCTGGTGTACGCCGTTTCTAGTTCTTGCCAATATTGAACAGCCCATTGATTAGCTCTACGCCAAGCATCAACAGTCTTACGAGCATCAGACTCAGGAAGAATAACGCCGTAGTTGCGACCCATAGCCGCAAAAGCCCCAATGCCGCCACCATAGCCGCAAGCAAGAATAGCAACTTTCCCTAGCTGTCTACGATCAGGCGTAACTTCAGCCTCATCGCAACGAAAAATCCCTGCGGCTTCGCGGATATAAATGTCTTTCCCTGCTCTAAATACATCAAGTACTTCTTCAGCTTGCGGTTTGTTAGATAACCAAGGATTGCAACGGGCTTCAATACCTGCCCAATCTGCTACGACTAGGTATTTACCCTTAGCAGGAATAATTGCAGGGCGTAACATTCCTTTAAGTACATCGGTTACGCGTTTACCATGTTGCGGCACAATATCGCTACCCTTTACCATATCGTTACGCACTTGCTCAGGATGTTTGGCGCATTTGCGGGTGAAATTGTGAACTTGTAGCCCCATGCTAGACGCCCTACCTGTAGCGCTACCACCATTAAACATAAACGCGCCTCGGACTCTGTGATCTTCTTCATCAGCTAAGTTCACCATGCGTTGGAACTTAGCTACTGAGGATGCCCATAAATCATCAGCACATTGAATTACATCCGCAACATGAGGTGGCACTTGATCGGGATTCTCATCAGCAAAGATAAGTAAAGAGTTACGCACATTCTTATCAATGGAATACTTTTTACGTCCTTCTTTATATGACTCCATTAGCTTTAAAGCTTCATCACCTACTCTGGATTGCACCCACTCGCGCATCTTGGGCGAGCGTACTGAGGTGATCTCACCTTCAGTAATCTCTACTACCAGCTTTTGAACTTCAAGGATTTCTTCTTCGGAATAGAGCATCGCGGCTTGTGCAAGTGGCACATCCACCAATACGCCTCGATCATTAATGCGCTCATTAACCCAATAGTCGAGTTGTTCCTCGCTAGATAGCGGGCGCATCGCCCCGCTAATATTCCGCATAACCCTGACGTCTTGTTCGCAGTATTCGACCATTTCTTTCATAAGTATGGGATCGTCATTGAACTTGCCGTCAGGTTGCGGAATACATAAAGCTCTTACTAATTGTGAACCTCTAAAATCTTTTCGCATAGACGCCCCTGCGAAACGCCCTACATCTTCAAGAGAGCCGGGCGCGCAATTAGCCCTAGCCTGAGTAGCGGTGCAATAGAATTGCTCTAAATCAAAATTGATTTGCAATACATACCAAAAGATCAGCCGTTCAAAGGCGGCATTGTGAGCATAGATCATTCCCTTGTGATTGCGTACTGCATCAGGAAAGGGTTGGTCAGGAGTCCACGTTACAACATCAGCATC